GCTGCTTGTTATAGGTGTCTAACTCTTTGTCAGTCATTATTATCATTATACCGTGAAAATATTAAGGCCCCACACAGGCAATTCACCTGACTTGCGCCACGGTCTCTATCCAATGGGTAACTACGCCATCTCTAAGGTCCTGTGTGGGACACTTCTATTATACTGCTACTTTGAACTTATCTCTGCTACTCTTGCTTTTGAGAACTTAAGCATAGCACTTCTGATTGGGGAGTAGCCAAGGTCTTCAGCCTTCTTCCCACAAGTGTCAAGCATGAAGTTAAAGAACTTTTTAACTGAATCATTCTTTGAGTTCTTTTCTTTGTATGCTATGCCGTAGGTAAAGGTAGATATGTTATAGGATAGTTTGTTAGGGTTCTTGTAGTTTATCTTAATTACCCCACTTTTATCTGGAACAAAGTCTCCAAGGAATACAGATGCTGCATTAACTGTTGGCTGTACAAACCTTCCAGCCTCGTTCTCAACAGAGACTGTCTTTAATCCTCTTGCATAGGATATCTCGTTATATCCAATAGATCCATTTGTAGTTCCTTGGACCATTGCAACTCCATGAGATCCAGAAGCACTATTCATATATACAGCCTTAGTTATATCTCCAGGAAATGCAGTTGCAAAGTTTTTGTTCCCTGTCTTGTTCCAGATCGATGGTGCTACAGCATTTAAATATGAAGTAAAAACTTCTGAAGTTCCAGAACCATCAATACGGTATACCACTCTAATCTTTGTTGCTGGTATCTTAGGTAGTCTTGCTCCTATCATGTTTTCCTTTAGTATCTGTGGATCATTCCACATTGTTATCTGTCCCGCAAAAACTTTGGCTAAGGTGTCTCTGCTCATCTTAAGAGTAATATTGTATCCATCAAGTTTATAGATAATTCCAACTGGACCTGCAACCAATGGAACATAAGTAAACTCTTTTGTAGGCTTTATTTCTGATGGAGAGTAAGGAACATCTGACATAGCAAAGTCTGTTATTCCATTTGTAAACATATTCTTTCCTGCTCCAGATCCATTAGCGCCATAGGCAACAGAATCTCCTGTTGATTTCATAAATTCGACCCTACATCTGTCTATAAAATTAGCAGCAAATGTGGATCCAGCACCTTGAAGGTTGTCAGCATGTGAAGGGGTAATAAAAAAAGCATTAGCAAATATGGCTAATGCTACTGGTAATGCAATGAATTTAAGTTTCATACTTATAGTATATAGGACAAGACTATAAAGTTTTGTTATAATTGGTAAACAAACAAATAACTTTAGATGAACAATGAGCAGTTTATAGACGACTGCTCAGGTCTATTAGCCACGAAGATTCGACTCCTGCTAACTTTCCCGTCAAGGGGAACATCCGTTGCAAAACCTTTTAAAGTCTCATAGCGGAATAGTATCTATTATACTACTTAATTTTAATAGACTTGGGCTTTTTTTCTTCAGGAACAATGCGTACTACATGAACATGCAGCATGCCATCCTTAAGTTCTGCAGAAGTTACTTCCATATACTCTCCCAGTGCAAAAGATCTTACGAACTTTCTTCCTGCGATGCCTTTATGAACTACCTCTGCATCTGTTACTTCTACAATCTCACCCTTAATAATTAGTGTTCCATTATCTACGGATACATCAATATCTTCCTTTGAAAAACCAGCAATAGCCAGCGAGATCTGATATGTGTCTTCATCTAGTTTAAGAAGATCATACGGAGGATAGGATTGATTGTTTGTTTTATATACATTGTTTAACTGTGTTAGGTTTCTATTAAACCCAATAAAAAAAGGGTCATTGAAAATGGCCCATGGATCTTTCATCATATTATTCCCCTTTCAAGCGAATAAGTTAATATACCCCCCTAATGGGCAGGTATAAATATTATAGCATAGAAAAGCAGGCCTGTCAAATAACAAGCCTGCAGATCTATAGTAAAATTACTTTACTTGCTGAGTCTTTCCTCCGCCAGATGACTTCTTTGCAGGAGCCTTCTTTGCGGTCTTCTTTACAACCTTAGCAGTCTTAACTGCCTTGTCCACATCCTCTACAGATGGCAACTTGCCGAATGCAGGATCGTTAGGGTTGGCTGCTCTCAATGCTACGGGGATTAGTGCTCCAAGTAGTGAGTATGCTAGTGTTTTTGGATCTGTAACTCCAGAAGCATACATTGCTGTTGCTGCTCCAAGTACTGATCTTCCGTATGACGCTAGTGCGTTTTTGATTTGTTTATTCATAATTTTCCTCCTAGGAATTTATTGCTTTACTATAGTGTAAATCACACAGGTCAACAATTCTGCTTTCAGAACTTGCCCAAACCCGTGTACTCTCATCCTGGCAAAACTCTTCTTCACATGTTAACATGTTAGAGTGGCCTCTGCCTTTAAGAATGATCATTAGACTATTCTATCACAGATCTACTTGCTCTGTATTTTCTGACTAAATCTATTGTGTGCTTAATTACAGGGTCTTCTCCGCCAGGGAAGATAACCTCTCTGATCTCACTAGACTCTAATTCTGATAGGCATGACAGTAGTTCTTCATGGCTTAAAACTATGCCGTCGCTTCCTGTGGGGCTTAGCATTACCATGATTTTTTTGTTTTTAATATCATATTTGTTTTGTTTAAAATGATTATAATCAATTATCATCTTACTATTATGTTTTGCTGCAGCGTTAAATGTGAATTCATTGGTTACTGATACATAGTAGTCTAGTGTTTTATTATCTAACTTTTCCAAAACTTCTAAATAATCTATCAAATATTTAGATCTTTCTATGCTTGTTGAAAAGTCATTGACTGAACCAATAATGCCTCCAACATCTTTTTCATTTTCTTTTATCCATCCAGAAATAAGATTTATTTGTAGGACACCCTTGCCGTATAACTGATCAAATGTCATTCCTATCTGAGAAAGAAGTTGTGGAGATATTGTATATGGTCTAACGGCTACCATGTGCTTGATATTTGTTTGTGGTAAATTTTTTGGTATTGTTACAAAAGGGTTAGGCTGATGGGCATTGTATGTATGCAGTACACCATCAACCCCATTTTTGCTTAATTCTTTTATAAGACCAAAGTCTGATGTAAAAACATAAAACTTCATCTGTCTATTGCAGAATCTTCATCTGGCAACAATTTTTTTAGTTCTTTGTATGCAGTAGAAATTTTTTTCATAGAATGGTAGTGTGGATATGCTGTGCCGACTACGCCATACTCATCAAAGTACGCTATCTCTGGCTCAATATCAGTAACAAATTTAGTTAACGATGACTGAACATCATCTATATATTGATAAGCCCAGTCTCTGGAATCTGAAACAAATTTTAAAAATGCTTCATTTGATTCTTCTTTATCTGTTTTGTTTCCATCGCTAATAGACTGCTGCATAAGTAAAAGGTTTAATGTGTTTGCGAGAATTATGCGGTTTTTCTTTATCTGAAACACATACAAAGATAAAAATAGTAGAGTTAAAAAAACAAATACTCCAACTAAAATTGACTCAATCATAGTTCTTTCCCACCCTCTCTGACCAATAGTACAATAGCACCGTTATCCTCTAGTGCTTTTTTTACACGAATCATATACTCTATTGCTTCCCTTTTTTTCTCTACTGTGCTTAAAGACATAAAGTCTTTTTCTTTTGCTTTTACAGTTATAAAATTATCATTGTCTATAATTTGTAAAGAAAATCCTTCTGGACAGTGTAAAGATCTGAAAGCCCTCTTCATTGCATCTGTATACATATTACTCCATAGTTAACGATTGCCAAGTTTTACCCCAGTCAGTTTTGCTCTTGTGGCTAGAGAACTCCCTAGAAACTTCTCCACCTTCTAAGTATACACCACCCCAAACGCCCCACTCTTTACCAGATATCCCAACCGAAAAGCAGTCTTTTCTTACTGGACATGAGGAACATAGTGCATCTATTGCAGGTCTTAAAAGTTCATCTTCTTCGTATTTGTCAAAAAATAAATTTGTGTCATAGTTTAAACATATAGCGTCATCTTTCCATTTATGTTTATTCATTTACTTCACATACTTATCTGGAATTTCCCACCCTTGACTAGAAGGAACAAACTCTTTTTTCATTTGCCACTTATTATTTTTATATATTCCAAACTTTGAAAAGTATGCTTTTTCTGATGGAAATGTTTCTACTACAGTCCACCCATCCCAAGACAGTTGCTTGTTAGTGTTTACGATTGATTCCATAACACTCAAAGAATTAATTATTTTCATGTTTTTCCGTTCTGTTGTGTGCTTTGCACAGTTTATGTATACAGATTTAAAATGTGTATACGTTTGTATTTATGTTATTTAGTTTTGATAAATGAACTATCTTTGAAACAGGTTCTTTTGGATTAGAAAGAAAAGCAAAATGATTTATATCTTTTATATTTTCTTCTAGCCATTCTGAAGTAACCTTAAAGAATTTTATATTCTTTTTTCTTGATTTCATTCCTCTTTCAGATAAGTTTGAAAACTCCATTGCCATCATGTTTATGTTGTTTGGACCTGCAGAGTAAATAATAAAATCTTTGTCCTGTTCTTCTAATTCTGAAAGGGCAACAGCCATTGATCTTAGGAAGACATTATAGTTATCAAAACTACTCGTCCCCTGAACCCCTACTATCATCGTTAATCCCTTCTCTTAATCTGTCCATGATGAACAGCATCTTATCTAATTGTACCTTATCCATATGTATTGTGTCAACTTGCTCTGCGGACTCTTTATCAATTTCTTGTCCATCTATTGGTGCCTTATAAAAAATATTATCTTTAATCCAGTACGCCTGATTATCTAATATGATAACCTTGACATTTGTTTTGTCATGGTGCATTTTTGATTGAGTCTTTGTGACTAACTTCCTTGAGTATTTTTTAGTTCCATTGTATCTATGAAGAAGCATAGACTGACTAACAATTAAAGAATTTGGTTCAGGTCTAGATGCAAAAATATATGTAAACAAAACTAATAGGATAGTTACAGTTAGACCAGCAGCACCATACCAATTATTCATAGATACCCCCAGTTTTCATTGTATCACTTTTTTTCTGAAAGAACTCTAATAATTTCTTTAATCACAAGTCTTTCTTCTTTTCCTAGTAAGTTTACTGCATCAATATCAAAAGACTTTTCCGCTAGTTTTACTAAAGGATTCTCGACTGTAACATCCATGTCGATAAATCCCTTTTCCCATAAGTTCATAGTTGTTGTTGAAAAATAAGAAGACATGTCTTCGCTTAGTTTGGGATCAATTTGTTTTAGTATGCTAGTCGGCCTATACATAGGCTCACCAGTTTCTTCATCGACTCCCACAAACTCTAGCCCACCATTTAAGATTAGACTATCTATGATTTCATCTTCACTCATTATTTTCCAGACTTTTTTCTAGCCTTAGCAAGCGCTCCAAAATCTTTAACCTTGGTATCTCCAAGGTATCCCCATGCATAACCATCATTGATCATCATGTCATTAAGAGAAATAGTATTGCCATCTACATATACCCAGCCTAAAATGCGACCATACTTTTCAGATGAATCCATCTTCTCAGTCTTAATCACAACAGACTTAGCATCCTTTAGAGACTTTTTTAGGTACTCTTTGGCTTCAAGACCAAGGGCCTTCTCAGCAAGATCCTTGGTACGAGACTCTGGGGTATCAATGCCAGCCAATCTTACACGAGATGCAAATAGGATATCAAACCCTAAATCAATAAGAACGTCAATGGTATCTCCATCTACTACATTCTCTACTTTTCTTACATAGTATTCATACATAATAAGCCCCCTTAGACCCAATACTTAATTATAGCAGTTGTTGCTAGAATTGACCAGACTATATTAAACCAGATTATCGTTGGCAATGTCTTTACCGTTGATGACCAGATTAAAGATAGGCTTGTTACAAGAGCAATGATATAAAGCCACCAGATCTGTATACCAAGCAATAGACCTGGAATAATAATTGCTGCCTTTGTCATAAAGGCAAAGAATTCTACCGTATTAGGCTTATCCCAATAGGACCTATTGCCCATGCTACGAAGAGCAGTTATCCACTGTGTTCTAAACTTCATTTTAATCTCTCCAAAAATTTTCTATGATCTGTACACTCTGAAACCTTATATTCACGATACTTTTTGTAGTAATCATATGAGTCAACCGCTTTTTTGTATTCATCAGAAATGTCCATATATTCTTTTGCAAGTTCTTTATTTATATTTTCTTGTGCTGAACCAACCAAGAACCAACTCTTAGAGTGCCAGTAGTTACCATTATCCCTTGACCCTGGCATTCTTTTTTGCCAAACCTTTATTTTTTGCTTTAGTTCTTCTGGTGCATTGTCATATGAAAATTTATTCCAAAAGTCAGTATCTTTTCTTAAGGACATGTAGTGAAAGTATATGAAATTAAGGATGTCGTCGTTCATACCAACAACAATCTTATTAAATTCGTCTCTTATCTCAGGAGAATTGTTTATCAAAAAGTCTGGGTTTGCAAACACTTCAGTAAGTTGAACCATGCTAACCCACAAAGATGTCGCTTCTAGTGGCTCTACAAAGTTTGCTGCCAAACCAACTGCAATACAATTATTTTGCCAAGGCTCTTCAAATGATCCTGGACTAAAACTAAACCCACCCTTATCTTTTCTTGGGTAATGAGGAACAAATCCTAAGAAATCTTCTATTTCTTTAATTGCATCGTTTTCTGATATCAACGAAGAGTCATAGACATAGCCACACCCAAACCTTGTTTGCAGCGGAATCTTCCACATCCATCCATACTTCATTGAAATTGCTTCTGTGTAGGGAGGAATCTTGTCTGTCATATCAAGAAAAAATGGAATAGCAGAGTCTACTGGCAAGAACTCTTTATAACTTTTCCATTTTGAATTAAATGTTTTTCCAATAATGAGTCTATGGAATCCGCTACAATCAAAAACAAAATCACAGGGAACAGATGTTTCGGTATCCAGTTTTAGACTTTTTATATTGTTATGTTCATCTAAAGATACACTCGTTATCGTACCTTCAAAAACGTTAATTCCTCGTTCTACGCCTATCTCTCTAAATCTAGTTGCAAGTTTTGTAGCATTAAAATGAAAAGATGTGTGACCTATCTGCTTATAATCTGAAACACTTTTGCCTTCTTTGTTTTTTTCAAGAACAAAGGGTATCTTACTATTTTCTGAAAGTATTTCTGTAAAATCTACATCTCTTACATTATTATTTAGCACAATATTTGATAACAGCATTGGGCTTGCAGATAAAAACTTAGACGATAGCATTTCTGTACCAAGAAATCCGTCTGTAAATGGGAATCCATGATAGTAAAAATCATTATCATTGTTCCAGTTAGTAAACTTAATGCCATTTTTTACAGTTGCATCACAATTTTTTACTAAGTCTTCAAAACTTATGTCAAGGGTTTCTAAAAAGGCAGGAAGGTAAGGGGTAGATCCTTCTCCTGCACCCAATATTCCAATGTCTTTTGATTCTATTACAGTAACATTTAGTTTAGGGTATTTCTTTTTTGCAGTCAAGGCAGTAAGCCAACCAGCACTTCCGCCACCAACTACAACTATATTCTTGGTCATTATTTTCTGCCCCATTTAACTTTATTCCAACCACGCTCATGGAAGTAATAAAGGATTGTCTTTGTAAATACCTCAAAACTTGCAATTGCTCCAGCCGTAACTGGCTCTTTGGTTATTGCCCAAGATATTACAAAAGTATCTGCCGTACCAATGATACGCCAAGTAATTGCTTTTAATGCTGATCTTTGTTTGGTTACATTCATGATGGCCACTCAATATTGTTTGGCTTAGTAATCAAGTTCCAAACTTTAGATGCCCATCTCTTTACGTTTTTGCGTAGCCGATATAGCATGAATGTCTGCCCCCAAATCTACTTGTTCAATCTTATATCCTACATCACGACCATATACAATGTTGGTAATGTTGGGTAATCTTAATACTAATGCGCCATCCATAAAATCATCCTTGGCAATATATTCTTTTACCTGATCAAATTTAAGAGGATCCTTTTCGCTTGTGTTGTAGGTATTACGGACTCCAAGAAGCACTTGGTCAGTTCTCTTGCCAGCCTCTTTATAAAGGGCGTGGTGGCCCTCGTGCCAGGGCTGGTACCTACCCAGCATAAGAGTTGTAGGTGCAGACCAGTCATGCAGGCCAAACTTATTAATAATATAAGATGACTTTGATTCACAATCTTGACC